GCGAATGACAGCCCATATTCCGGCAGCACATCAAGCGCGGTCAGCACATCGCCAAGCGTTGAATATTCTGATTTGAACATCGGGTTCTTGCCAGACTTGCCGACAGATGCAGCCTTTCTAACATCGGCTAATGCCGCGTGCAGTTTTAGATTTTCCATAGGTCTTTTGCCCTTTCAAGCCACTCTTGTTTCATTTTCCATTGATACATATGACCCCAATCTGGGTCGGTGATTGATGCCAGCACTTTCGGATCGGTACTGACGCGCAATAGATTTTGCCGGATCAAAGCTTTTTGGCGCATTTCATCGAGCGCGTGATTGATGCTGTCGGCGTGCAATTCTGGGCAGTTATATGCGTTGAAGATGACCGCATCGTGTTCTGCTATGTAAATGATTGATGGCGTAACGCGCAGCGCGTGCCAATAAATAGCAGCTTGGCAGATATGTGCAAACTCCGGCTTTTTAGGCAGCGTGGCCTTTGCCCAGCCTTGTGACCCGTCTTTCAACAGCTTTGTCTTGCGCGGGGCTTTGGTTTTCATCTCCGCAAACATTGAGCCTTCGACAAGCAAGTCGACAAATCCCAAAATCGGCACGTTCACATCATCCAACCAACATTCAATGCGTTCTTCATCAATCGCGCCAGTGAACCCGTTTTCAACACAAATATTCACGCCTTGATGAACCATAGCCGGTATAACTTCACGAAACTTCACACGCAGCACATCGTCTTCATCGGCTGGGTGAAAGTCAAAAGCAAGCTGCGCGGCTTCAATGGCTTCATCAATATCAGCCCCGTGGCAAACTATAGATTGAACCGCCGTATGTACTGACGTACCAATTGCAGCGCGTTCCCCAACGCCAATTTCTTGCCGCTGTTCTTTTGTCAGATGCAGATAATCAAATATCCACTTGGCCGGTGAGCGTAAAAGCTGGCTGGCCGATAAATGGCTAAACCCTGCGGTTTTCCAAAGTTCACTGATTTCCCGTTTTTTCATAGCAACACCCTAGCGCAGATCGTTCCCAAATGGCAACAGTTATTTTTTAACTTTACAGATTGGATCGTTTTGGGCAAGGATAGGGCAACTGAAACGGGGGCAGCTATGTCTGGAAGTAAATCAAGATCAAAAGGGCGTTCTTACGAATACGAAATTGCAAATGAGTTGTTTCAACATCTTGGGCTTAATTTTGTGCGCGAACTTGATCAAACACGGGAAAAGCATTTAGGTGATTTACGCACCGAAGATTGCAACTTTCCGTTTGTTATTGAATGCAAGCGTAGAAAAGTGGGGGTGTCGGGTGATTGGTGGGATCAAGTCTGCACCGCTGCGGCGATTGCCGAAAAACTGCCGGTGCTGTTTTACCGGCTGGACAGGATGAAAACCCGCGTGCGCTTGCCAGTGGCGGCTATCGTGGGGCTTGCTGGATGGTCGCCTAATGAAGATGCGGCTGAACAGTATGATTGGCGTTATGCCGTTGAAACTGATCTGGATACCGCGATGATGATTATTCGGGAGCATTTGAATGCTTAAAATGCTCGATTTATTTTCCGGCATTGGCGGGTTTAGCTATGCTGGCGAAAAGCTGGTTGGTGGCTATGAAACAGTGGCGTTTTGCGAATATGACAAGCACTGCCAAAAGGTGTTGCGAAAGCATTGGCCGGATACAGAAATCATTGATGATGTTAAGGAATTAGCTGCAAATTGTTTTCGGTTCAGAGAAAATATAGATGTAATTACTGGCGGGTTTCCTTGCCAAGACATTAGCTATGCAAATAAAAATGCGGAGGGGATTTATGGAAAAAGATCAGGATTATGGCGAGTTTATGCCAACATTATTGAAATCGTTCGGCCATCGTGGGTCGTCATCGAAAATAGCCCAGCCCTGCTTAATCGCGGATTTGCATCCGTTTTGCAAGATATCAGCCAAATCGGGTACGATGCGGAATGGCATTGCATATCAGCATCAAGCATCGGCACGCCCCATAAGCGCGAAAGGCTTTTCGTTGTGGCCTACCCCAACGACCGGCGCACCCCTTTGCGGTGGCACAGGGTCTTTCAAGAAAATGAAAAATCTGGTGAAAATGGGTGTAATTTCCGAAACAGAGATGAAAAGCCTTACATCTGGCGGTGGCGGCAAGAGCAATCCCGCCCTTATGGAATGGCTGATGGGGTATCCGATAGGATATACAGATTGCGAGAATTAGGAAATAGCATAGTGCCGCCGCTGGCGGCGCGGATATTGTGGGCAATCAAAGAGGCACATTATGGATGACGATATCGGCAAAAAAACGGTGGGCGATCGCGAATATACTATGGTTTCAAGCGAAACTTGGATTGATGTGAAAGATTTGACCGTCAACATCGTCAAAGGCAGAACGGGCGTAAAGGTTTGGATTTACGAACGCAACACCGGCAATCCTGATCCACTAGCTATCTGCGAAGCCGATTATGTGCGGATTACAAACAAGCGGTCGAATATTATACCGTTTTTTCCGAAAGGTCATTTTAATGATCCAAAAGGGTGATGGTAAATTCGCCATATTATATGCACAAGGCCGATGCCCGAAGTGTCGAAGCTATATGTCAAAGGAAAACGACATATGGGTTTGTCCGGTCTGCAAGATGACCCATAAAGGAGTGGATGAAGATGGAAACCGAACACAATCTGAAAATGGAGTTGTTGACGATTGCTGAAATCGGCACAGCGTGGAAATGCGAACCGGTCAAGTTGCCGCAGTATTGCCAGCTTGATTTTGCATTGACGCGGCAAGGCAAGATCGAGGCTTTTGCCGAAGTCAAGTGCCGGACATTTGAACGCACACGATATAAAACGTCACTGATCCACCTTCACAAAATGATGTATGCGAGACAGGTTGCTTTTGAAACCGGCATACCGACTTTTTTAATTGTGCGCTGGACTGATTGCATTGGCGCGTGCAGTTTTAAGGTGGATTTTCAGACCACTATCGGGGGCAGACGTGATCGCGGCATTGAGCGCGATTATGGCTTGATGGCTGAAGTGCCAATTGATGAATTTCATATTGTGAGGGAATTTGATGAAACGATCTGAAGCACTGGAAAAGGTGCAGCTAATATTAAATGAACGCGGTGCCAGTTATGGCGATCTGCGGAAAAACTGGACGCAAACCAGCCAGATGATGAGTATGGTGGTCGGCAAAGACGTTACGCCGGAGCAGTTTGGCGCGATGATGATTGCTATGAAGCTGTCACGGCTGGCAAACAGCGAATGCAGCCACGCCGACAGTCTGTTGGATATTATCGGCTATGCGGCCTTAACTTTGGAGATTTTGCACGATGAATAAATTTTTGTTGCCAGATGATAATGTGCAAATCAGTTTTAGCGGCGGCAGAACGTCAGCTTATATGCTGCATCGCATTTTAGAAGCAAATAACGGCTTGCCAGATCGCGCTGTTGTAACATTTGCAAACACTGGCCGCGAAATGGCGCAGACTTTAGACTTTGTTAATGAATGCGCGGTAAAATGGAATGTGCCTATAGTATGGCTGGAATATGATCGACCAGATGGGAAGGCTGGTTATGCGGTTACAAATTACGAAAACGCATCGTTTTATGGCGAACCATTTGAATTGATGGTGCATCAAAAGAAATATCTGCCGAATATCGCGGCTAGATTTTGCACAACAGAACTGAAGATTTTGCCAATGAAGCGTTATTTGGTCAAAGAAAAGGGCTGGAAAAAGTGGGTTGCGGCTGTTGGCATTCGGGCAGATGAAGCACACCGCGAAAAGACCGAAAGCAAAGATCGTTGGCAATATTGGTTTCCAATGATCCGCGCTGGCATCACCAAAGCTGATATTTTGGCTTTTTGGGAAGCGCAGTCATTTGATTTGAAGTTGCCAAACGTCAAAGGCGCATCGCCTTATGGCAATTGTGATTTTTGCTTTTTGAAAAGCGAAAGCATTTTGGCATCAATGGCAAGGGAACATCCAGATCGGGCAGAATGGTGGATAAGGCAAGAAAAGTTTGTCGGCAGCACATTTAGAAAGGGGCGTGATTTGGCTGAATTTGTTGACTTTGTATCGCGCCAGCAAGATTGGATTTTCGATGAAGAAAGTTATTTTTGTCAAGCAAGTCACGGGGAGTGCGTCATATGAGCATTAAAGCACTGGATTGGGCGATGGATGCGCCTGTTCAAGACCCGCTGGCAAAGCTGGTTTTGATTGTAGTTGCGAACCACCACAATGATGCAAGGGGCGTTGCTTGGCCGTCTGTCGGGCATATTTGCCACGTTACCGGCGCAGCGGAACGCACTGTTCGGGCGAAGTTGAAAAAGCTGGAAGATGGCGGCTTTCTGATCCGAAATCACCGGTCTGGAAGGTCAACAGAATACACCCCTGCATATCTCGCACCCCTGCACCAGATGCAGGACACCCCTGCAGGAGATGCACCCATAACCATTAAAGAACCGTTAAAAAGAAATAGGGGGAAAACTAAAGTTGTTGATTGGGAACCTGATGAAGCTGATCGCCAGTTTGCTCAAAGCAAGGGATTGGATGCAGCCGAAGTGCTAGAGGCAATTCGCTTATGGGATAAGCAAAATGGCAATAAAGCCGCATATATCGACCTGACAGCCTTTTGGCAGAACTGGTGCATAAGAGACAGCAAAAAGAAGCCAAAGCGCGTCACAGGCCATTCTAAGCCGTTTAATGGGCAATCTAGTGAATGGACACCGCCGCAGCGCAAGATGATCACGCTGGATCAGTGGAAAGGGCTGACTGATGGGATGCGAACCTATTATAAGCAAAATCGCCCGGATGTGATCGCCGAATTGAAAAAAGTTGGTGCGGATGTGTAAAAAGATGTAAATAGGTGTTGACTAATGTGGAAATGGGCTTATATTCATATTTATCGGAAGCGCATAGATGGTCTAGCGCACATCGTTTCGGGAGGTTCAGATGGCCGGTGTTCTTAAGTTTTCCACTTTAGGTGGTGGTTTGTTTTTAGAGGTTCGCGCCAGCGATGGCGATGAGTGGGCTGCGGATACACGTTGTTTCCGCTTTGACGCTAACGGCAATGCCGATTATGCGTTTTTCGCGGATGTGGTCGCCAATGGTGCAGATGCCAGATTTTACGGCCACGTTTCTAAAGAAAGTGACTGGGCAATTGCCTAGTCACTATCACAGCAAAACGGGAGATTGCAAAATGCCTATGAATTTTAAATTCAAAATCACAGAAAATGACGCAAAGAAATTACAAGACCTGTTTTATGAAATCTATCTTTGGGACAGGGTGGCGAAAAGAACTAATAATGCAATGAAAAGCGCATTTTCAATATGTGCAACCGCCGCTGGTATGGATGTTTTGCATCTGATACCGCAACACATTATAGATTGCGGAAAAATTTTTTTAGAAAACTTATCAGAAGATGATGAGTTATTAGACTATTATTCTATGTCTATGTTTGACAAGGCTCCTTACTAATGCGCGGGTTGATCGTTATAGCAGTATTGGTTGCCGGTTGTAGTTATACGCCGGTCGCTGATCTGCGGGTCAGTGGTGATAAAGCGCAGCTTTACCAGCGTGACCTAACTGAGTGCCGCCAGCTAGTCAAAGAAGCGTTGTCGCCTTTGCAGTTTGGCGCGGAGATCAAATGGCTTAATGATTGCTTACGGGGTCGTGGTCATAGCGTGTTGGGGGTCTGATATGGTTAAGGATACGATTGGAATGTTGTTTGTGACCGCACTGGTCATTACGTTCGGCACTAATGCCATCACGCAGGATTACAACATCTGGGCATTGATGGTGCGGTTTGGGGGGTAATTATGGAAATTATTAGCAGAAAACAAGCATTGGCTGATGGCCTACAAAGATATTTCACTGGCAAAGAATGCCCACATAATCATTTGTGCGAAAGATATACATCAAATCACAAATGTGTAATTTGTTCTTCAGAACACGCAAAATTGCCCCAAAGCAAAAAACAAATGCGTCAAAGATATAGAAAGTTTAAAAAAGAAATTTGGCAAAGAGCAAAGTTTCGTATGGAACAAAACCCACAATACAAAGAAGCGCGGCTTCTTTATATGAGACAATGGTATCGCGAAAATCGTGAATATCATTATAAAAAATCAAGAGAATACATTGCAGCAAATCCCGAAAAAAACATAAGCTATAAAAAGAAATGGGCAGAAAATAACAAAGGATATGTTGCGGCAAATTGGAAAAAAAGAGACAAAGCAATTAAAAAAGCGACCCCAAAATGGTGCGACATAAATGCAATTGCAAAAGTTTATGAAAAAAGAATTTTGTTAGACGAAAAAACCGGCATTCAACATCACGTTGATCATATTGTGCCTTTGCGCGGCAAAAACATTTGTGGGTTGCACGTCCCTTGGAACTTGCAAATCATAACCGCAGATGAAAACTTGCGTAAAGGCAACAGCTTTAATGGCTGAAGAAATTGAATGCCCAGAATGTCTGGGCAATGGCTGGCTTGTTTATTGGGTTGGCAAGCGTGGAGCCAATGACCCTTGTGGCAGCGAAGTGCAAGATGATTGCGATGTGTGTCACGGGTCGGGGATGATAGAAAACCCAGATTGGAGTGAACAATGATTTGGAAATATGTGCGAGATTACAGCAAAACTGATGGTTGGCCTGAACTTCCACCTGTGCATCACGATTTTGTAATGGTTTATGACCAAAGAATGATTAACAGTGATAAATCATTTATGAGATGTAGATATGAATACTATATTGGCGAAAGCGATAATGATGTGGATTATGGCCATCATCGCTGGATTGATAGCAGTCAACTAGATAATCTTTTTAAGCATTATTTCAACGCTTTTTTAGTTTCATAATAACGTCAACAGCAAGGGGAAGCAAAGGGTGGCATTGACCGCCTTTTGTTTTGCCATTAATGTCAGCTTATGGATGATTATGTGTTATTCTTTGAAAACGAGGTGGATTGTGGCATATGTGGTGAACCAACTTATGCCGCTGTTGAAGCTAATAGCGGCACCATAAATTGCACAGAATGCGATGGCATTATATTTGATGCCCGCGATTGTCACGGCACAGTCGTCATATTGGAATTAGATAGCGAGACACAGCACTGATGCAGATAAGCGTTAAAGCAGATATCAAAGCCCTAACACGCGGCTTGAATGATATCCAAAAGAAACAGATACCATTTGCGACCAGCCGCGCACTGAATGACGTTGCCCGTCAAGCAGCCAGCAAGACCCTGCGCGAACGTGCTGATGATGTGTTCGATGGTGGCGCAACCAGCTTTACAAGGTCTGGCTTCCGTTATGAGAAAAGCAATAAGCAAAACCTAACGGCCAAAGTGTTTATCGACCCAGCACGCGCAGAGTATATGCGCTTCCAGATTGCGGGTGGCACACGCTTCCCTAAGAACAGAGCGTTGATGATACCGACCACGCACACAAGGCTGAACAAGTTTGGCAACATCACACGCGGCACGTTTAATAAGCTAATCAATGATCGCACTAAGTATTTCAGCGGCATACCGAAGGGGATGCAAGGTGCGGCTAATGAAGGTATCTGGGAGCGTTACGGTCGTAGCTATCGTGGCAGAGGCGGGCAGAAGATTAGGATGGTTGCCAAGTACCGCAAGCGCGGTCAATATCAACCGCTGTTCCCATATGCTGAGACAGTCGAAGGCGTTGTGTTCGGCAGAAAAGATGGCGTGGCAGAACGGTTCAGAAAGCGGCTGAGTGAAGCCCTAGCAAGCAGGAAACGCTGATGCCAGTGGCAAAAGGTACTTCTAGCAATAGTGCTTTAAGGGTTGTTCGGCAG